CATGAGGAATCTAACTTCAAGTCTTATGCAGAGTTGAAGGAAAAGATGGAACGTGTATTGGGTGAGTCAGTAGACAATCGTACTGCTGAACAAGTTGCATCTGATATGGAAGAAGTTCCGTTTGATGGTGGGAAACCAATTACTGGTGGAACATCTGATACTATGGACTACTTTGAGAAGTTAGCGACTGCTTAATTTCTGAAGTACTTGTCGTTCATTGGGTTCAGAGAACTCGATGGCATTGCAACAGTTGAAGATCCATTACTAACATTAGAGGTTGGAGCATTTATTATTGTAGGTGCTCCGCCTCCCATTCCTGACATTGCAGTTTCAGTTTGAGCCTTTGGTAAAATTCTTCCAGATGCAGAAGGTACAAATAACTCAGGGCCATGTTCACCAACAAGAACTGGAACTCCTGCACCTACTGGGCCACCTGTTGCTTTCTTTTCACCTTCTTCATCACTACCAAAACCTAACCATCCTAGAACTTTCTTTCCTGCATCACCTAATGCACCAAGTGAATCTGCCAATATTTTTTTAATATCAAAGTCAAATAAATCACTTAACCAAGTTACAAGTTTATCAAGTAAAGTAACTATCATATCACCGATACTGAAATTTTTTGCATTTGCAACGGCTTTAGCTTCTTCACCAAACCCAAATAGGTCTAATAACCACTCTGTGACTGAAAGGAGTGCATCTTTTATTAAATTTGGAAAGAATGTTAATACGTTGAATGCAGATGCGAGTATATCTGATGCACTGTCGAACTTAAACATTTTACCTAACCACTCTTTAGCGGCGGTTATTGCATTTTTAACAGTTTTTATAATAAAGCTATCGTTTTCATCTTCACTAGATGCCCAAGAAAAGAGTCCTGTGACCCATCCTTTAACTGTTGAAATTACGGAATTTATAAATGTCATTATTGACCACTCACCATCTTCTGTCATTCCCGCTTCCATACCCCAATTAAATATTCCTAAAAACCAATCTTTAATTGTTTTAAATATACCATCAATAAAACCTTTAAGGGAAAATCCTTCAACATCAGCTGCCGCCTCATCAAATCCAAACAATCTTAACGCCCATGCAATCGCTTTTTGTATTGGCGACCATACTAGATCCATAATAGTTGCATAACCACCAGTTATGGTATCCCATAATTGTCCTAATGCAGCTAATGGGTCTTGGAATATAAGCATTAACCAATCTATTACTGCAAATACTTTTTCTTTTATCATTCCCACAAGATTAAAATCTCCCACTGCGGTTGCAGCTCCATCGAATCCAAAAAGTTCAAGTAACCAAACTATTGCATCTTGAACCATTTCTGCAATACCAAATACGAAAAAGTCTAATAATCCTTTTAATGCACCTCCAATACCCCCCATCATTTTTTGAAAGAAATTACCTTCAGTTTCTTGAAATCCTGTCATAAATCCAGAAACAGCTTCCCAAAGTGCCATTACTACTGTAACAGGAACAAATATTTTTCCTAAGAATTTTAATGCACCTTTAACAAATTTTAGAATTTTTCCTATGCCTGGAATTTTACCAAATAATCCACCAATTTTAGCAAATAGATCACCTATTTTAGCAAAGAAACTGCCCTTTCCTGTAAGTTTTGTCATCCATTTTGTTACCTTTTGTGTTAGTGGCCCCTCTTTTCCAGTAAATAGTTTTGCAATTTTTTCAAATCCCATCCATGCACCTATTCTAGTAGCTAAAGTAAATATAAAATCACTTATACCTAATATTGCTTCTCCTACTTTTTTTGCACCTTCTATTAAACTTTCTATATCCCATGTTTGAATCCATTTAAAAAGACCCCAAAGTGCAAGTAACCCTAAACCTTTCATTAAAATATCTAATAAATTTCCTGCAGCCTTTTTAATCCCTGCAACTTTTTCAACAGCAAAGTCTTTTACTTTTCCCGCCATTGCTTTTGCTTTCTTTGCAGCCGTTAATTGCATTTGTTTTGAAAATTTACCAAATCCTGTTAATTTATCTAAAGCTTGTTGTTGTTTTTCTTCTCTTGCTTTCTGTTCAGCTTCACGTTTTTCTTTTTTTGCATCTTCTGTAGCTTGTCTTTGATCAGCATCAGTTATAAGTCTAGCTACTTCAGTTAATCCTTTAGAGGATTTTTCCCCTGACTGATTATGAGCCGACGCCATTTTGTCTAGATTTTTTGCTACTTCTTCATTCCAATCGAATTCAGCCATGTTTCATTTTCCTTTGTTGTTCTTTTATTCTTTCGTTTTCTTCTCTTATATGGGTTGCCAATTTATCAACGTAAATATCCCTTTCCCAAGGCAACATATTTTCAATCTCTGTTAAACTCCAATGATGATGTTGTACCATTGTAAATACAGTATCATAATATATTGTTAAATTAATGTGTGAAAGGGCTACTAAAAAAAAGAGGACAACCCCTGTAATGTAAGAGTTGACGTAACTTTTGTAACTGGATTTGTAACCTCAATATCCTTTTTTAATGTTGGCATAGTTTCAAAGAAATTTTGAAGTTGTTCAAATTGTTGATGATTCAAACTATCTAAAAATGCCTTTCTTTCCTTTTTAGAATAATCTATCACATCATATGTTTCTTCACCATGCCATATTTGATACATACAATCTGAAATCATATCAAATAATTTTTCAGTCTCTTGTCCTTTTGGAGTTTCAATACTTTGATTTGTTACTGTTCCAAAATTTGGATAAGCCATTAAAACACCAATATCATCTGTTAATTTAATTCTAGCATCATGATCTTTATTCATTTCAACTTGAATTTTAGACAAATCAACTTCAACTTCAACTTCAGTTTTTTCATCATCTGGACATTTAACTTTTAATTTTGCAATTTCTCCTACTGATTTTGCTCGTATATTTAAGAAAATATACTCCATATCAAATAAGGGTAATTTATCAATATCAATTTCATCTAAAGTACAATTTTTAATAATTGTACGAATTGCTTCATAGGTTGCTTTATCAGTTCCAGTTTCTTGTGCAACTAATAATACTTTTTCTTCCTTTACTAAAAAAGGTCTATATCTAATTTCCTCATCAGTTGAGGGAACATTTAACCGATACTCCGGCGTATTAATTTTTGGTAAAGTCATAATATTCTCACTATTTTAATGTTAAAATTAACCAAGTAAATTTGAAGCCTTTGAAAAGGTACTCGTATTTATTCCTTGATTCACTGCATTGGTTAATGGGCCACCTAATTCTGGTGGTAAATCTTCCAAGAATGGGAATCCATCTTTTTCATTCCTCATCTCACCAACTGAAAGATTAACTTCACTACGATTTCCAAGATTACCCATCTTAAATGTATTCCATTTCCTATATGACCATGTTACATCAAATGAAGAAACATTACTTGCAGGGTCATGACCAAGTTCTATTGATCCTATTTGACTTGGAAAACACTCATAAATTCTTACTCCATAATTTTCTCTAAAATCAACTGTTGGTATTTTAAATTCATTTTGTTTACCATCTCTTGGCCCCTCTACACCAGTTGCATCATTAATTCTTGTTGTTACATCTTTTATACCATCACTAAGATTTTGTGCCCATTCTTGTGCTTTATTTTTGGGTGTAATATCCGCGGTTTGACCACCTACTGCATAAGTTGTACGAGTATGTACATCAAAAAATGATGTATATTCATTATAAAAATTAAAGTTACCAGTTAAATCATTGTAAATTAATTTGTGCCATGCATCAAAGAAATTTTTAATATGCATTGTTCCATCACAATAAAATGTAGTGGTAATTGTACCATACATAACACCAGTGGGCCATGGATATGGAGCACCATATTGTCTAGGTAAAGTAGTTTGTATTTCTTTTGAAGGTATAGAAACTTTACTACAGTAAAGATTCATTTTTTGTTCTTCTCTTTTCAATTTAGCTTTACCTTCAATCATATTATACATACCAGCCGCAGAAGCTTGTGCAGCGTCGAATCGTTTTTTAAATTCTGGTCTGGTAGAATTATTCATAATATGTGTTCTCCAATCTAAAGTTCCTGCCTTTACTTGACTAGAATTATCCCCGCCCCATGTATGGTTTGCGTGTGGGGGTGGAGCAGTACCTTCAAAAGTTGATTGGTCAATAGCTTGGGGCATATTAAATGAACATTTAAAATTAACTGGTCGAGTAAATCCTTCCCCCATACCAATAACAGTACGGATGGTTTGAATTTCCCCCATCGCATCTTTTTCAAATTCTTTTCTACCCTTACCATCTTTTAGAATTTTGGCTTGTCTTAGAATTCCCTGTACCCTTTTCTTTTCAGCACTTATCCTAATATCATGATTTCCTATTTTTATACCATCTCTAAATATTGCCATATTTTTCCTTAATACATTGCTTTTGATTCTCTCCAAACTGTTCCTGCTGAAGCTCCACGAAATCTTTGTAATGGAAGTGCAGCTGCATAACTCCAATCCTCACCTTTAATTCCGTAAATTCCCTTTCCTTGAACATGACTAAACAAATATCGTTTAATACATGGTTTTGCAGGGGGATAGTTTGTTATAATATCGTATGACAATCGTAATTTATAATTGTCTGTCAAGTTTCCACTCTTACCTTGTGCCTTAATTAATCTTAACATTAAGTCTATTCGTGCATTCGGTGGTAAATAATGTAAATTAATTCCATAAAATCCATTTTTTGCAAAATCAAATGGAAATATTAATGGCCATACATCCCAATATGGCAATACATCTTTCCACTTTGCATCATATTGAAACAGATACATTCTACCAATGATTGGTCTACGAGTAACACCAGTATTTCTATCTCCTGTAGTTAATTCCCTTCTTCCAGTAGATGCAGGAAATGCGGCTCGTTGAGTTTGTTTAACAATATCTCTGAACCAAGACATTGCTTGTTTTCCTTTTGCTCTTACCTTTGAAAGAAAATCTGTTGCTACTTTATCTGCCATATATATATTTAGTCGTGTTAAGGTGATCTTCTGTTATTATTAAAAACTTCCATCCGTTCTTTTTACATATATCTTGTGCAGCTGACCATTTTGCACGATTCCTTGCCCATTCTTTCACCTCATGCATGAATGCTTTGGAAACTCTTTTAGTCGGTCTTGGTGGTTTGGTATACTTTTTTGGTTTAATTTCCACCATGAATTTTTCACCATTTTTTGTTTTAATATAGAAATCGGGAAAGTATCTATGTCGTTTACGATCTAATGGTGAAATGTATGGAACTACAAGTTCCTCTGAACCCCATTCCACAATGTCATTATTCTCATCACAATAGACCATGAACTTGCGTTCCCACAATGACCTATAAACAATATTGTTAATATCCCCTTTGTACTTTTTTCGATTCGTGGGGTGAAATTTACCCTTGTAAGACATATAAATAATTAAAAATACTTCACAGGAATATTTATGCAGAATTTTATAGCACAATCCATGAGGAGAATGGGTCTTGCAACTGATAATAAAGTAACACCAGTTTCACCTAATACTGGTGATAGAGCCGCTGCAAGCAGTAAAGCTCCGTTAGCACATATGGAGATTGGTAGTAAATGGTCTTATTCTACTCTTGAATATCCTATGGACATTCAAGCTAGATCAGATTTAGGACATTATATGATGTTCTATGTTAATATTGCTACAGATAGTAGTTATAGTAGAATGGGTTCAACAAATAAAAGAGGAAAGAAAGAAGCAATTAAAGCTAGAAATAATGAAGATCCTGCACAAAAGGCAGTTCTTAATGGTGGGGGATTTTCAGAAAAACAACAAGGGTCTGCACCAGATGCAACAGGAAGTTCGTGGAAGCCTGGATTTAAACCCAAAGTTATAGAAAGAAAACCACATCAAGGTACTGCTTCAGAAGCAACAGGAATAAGAAGAACTCATAGAACCAATGACGCTATTGTTTTGTATATGCCCGCATCTATACAAACTAATTATGCAGCTGATTATAAAGATACAGAGTTGGGTGCAAATGCAGGGGAAGCTGCAAATATAGTATCAAAGGCAGATGGGTCAATTAGTGGTATTGCAGGAGCGATGCAAGCTGGTATTGGAATGGCAGCACATACAATAGAACGAGCTGGATTAGCAATGGTAGGAACAATGATAGGTGGTGATCTTAATGCAGCTAGAGATAAACTTTCAAATCGAGCACAAAATCAATTTTTAGAAGCAACATTTACTGGTATACAATTTCGTAAATTTTCATTTAATTGGAAATTTACACCAAAAAGTCCAGAAGAAGCAAAACAAGTTCATAAAATTATAAAAACATTTAAATTTCATATGTTGCCAGAGTTAAAGGGTGGAAGTCATGGTAGATGGTATACTACTCCCGCGGAATTTGATATTTTCTATATGTTTAGAGGAGATGAGAACGAATGGATTAATAAAATTCAAACTTGTGTTTTAAGAAATATGGATGTAAACTATGCACCAGATGGGTATCAAACTTTCAGACCAATAGAAGGTATACAGGGAGCTCCCCCTACACAAATAGATATGAAACTTGATTTCCAAGAAACCAAACTTATTACAAAAGAAGATGCACTAAAGGGTTTTTAATATGTCTTATTTTCAATATTTTCCAACAATAATGTATGACCCTGTAGGAAATGGGGATAATGCAAAATTAGTAACAAACATTTTACAAAGAGTTAGAATGAGAGCTAACATGAAGAAAAATGTAATAATGTTAGATCAATATGATATTAAAGAGAATGAAACACCAGAAATAATTGCAGATAGACATCATGGAAGCCCATATTATCATTGGGTAGTTATGTTGTTGAATGATATATCTGATATTCATCATGATTGGCCAAAATCTACCAGACAATTACAAAAATATGTTAATCTCAAATATACATCCGCGCAATTATCAGAAGTTCACCATTATGAAATATCACAATCTTCTGGTGATTCAACTATTAAAATTGAAGTTGAAAATACTACATATCCAGGCGCATCACCAGTTACAAATTGGGAATATGAAACTGCACTGAATGAAGAAAAAAGAAAAATTGATTTATTGAGAAATGATTATCTTGGATTCTTTACAGAAGAATTTGCAACTTTAATATAAAATAATATGGCCCACAATCCACACCTACAATCGGCAGGAGATTATAGTTTAGATAGTGCTCTTATAGTAGGAAGTTCTGGAAAAAGAGTAAATGTAATAGACCAACTTGGAGAACTTAATATATACCAAAGTTTAGATTCTCCATTTATGTCAGGGAATATATTACTCACTGATTCTTCTGGTATTACAGAAATATTGCCAATATTGGGTCAAGAAAGATTATTATTCTCTCTTAGTACTCCTGGCCAAAAAGGAGTGGTAAATTTTAATGATTATCATGCCATCATCTATAATGTTGAAAAACGATTCCAACAAACAGATAGAGAACAAGTTCTTATACTTAATTGGACTACATTAGAACATTATAAGAATCTCCGTACTAAAATATCAAAATCATTCAAGGGGAATATAAGTGAAATAGTTGCTGATATTTTATCTAATGATAATTTTTTAGGTACTAAAAAACCATTACATATAGAGAAAACTAAAAATATTAGAAAATATGTAATTCCTAATCTTAACCCATTTCAAACAATAAATTTCTTAAAAGAAGAAGCTATAAGTTCTTCAGAAAATGCACCACATTACTTATTTTTTGAAAATCCAGAGGGAATTCATTTTAGAACACTTGACAGTTTAATAGGTCAACAAGGACAATTAAATGTACCTCATAAAATTGTTTATAAATCACAACCACAAGATGAACCTAGAAATATTGAAGATTCTTTAGGGACTATTTTATCATGGGAAGGTGACGACAATTCAAACAATTTTTTAAATGTGAAATTAGGTATGTTATCATCTACTCTTTATTATCATGATATATTCAATAAGAATATTCAAAAGTTTGAATATGATTATAATGATACGTTCAACAAAAGAAATAAGACTAATCAAGAAAATAAAGGAGTTGGTACTCTAATACCCCAATCCAAAATAGATGATAAAGTAATTTCCGAATATGCAAATTCAAAAATATTTGTACATCCAACCGCTAGTGAGAATTTACATACTGAAGGTACAGATAATAATGCGGAGGAATGGTTGCAAGAATCAAACTCTAGAAAATTACAAAGAGATTATTTTACATTAAAAATTGAAACATATGGTAACACAGATGTTATGTGTGGAGATATGATAAATGTACAAATTCCATCAAATAAACCATTACCAAATAATGCAAGTAGTGCAAGTGAAGTAATGGATCCACTTTTGTCTGGTAGATATATGGTAACTAGTATAAGACATAAAGTTACACCAGAACAATCAATGCATAGTATGGTTATGACAGTAATGAAAGATTCTTTAGAAAATGCAACTCCTGTGGTGGAAGTAAATTATCCAGAACCACCACAAGGTTCAGTAAAAGTTTCAGACAAAGTTGAATCTAAAAGATTAGAACCAAAGACTAAAAAACCAACACCAGTTAATAGACCCCCATTAATTCCAATGTGGGAAATGGATAAATAGTATTATGATAACATATGAACGATTCTTAAAAGAGGGAGTTTACGATCCCAATATCTTTAAAGCTGTTTTCATGGCTGGAGGCCCTGGGTCTGGAAAGTCTTTTATTGCTAATAGGACTACTGGTGGTTTGGGTTTAAAGATAATCAACTCTGATTCTCCATTTGAACGATTTTTGAAAAGAGAGGGTCTTTCTTTAAA